AATTGGATCAATATCTTGGGTTGAATTGTAGTCGTAATTAAAAATACTTGGAGTAAAGTTATAAGTGTTTCCGATTACATATGGGAATAATGGTTCTCTTACACCGTTAAAGGGACTTCCACTATTTCCAATAATGGATGAAGATAATGTTGTATAGTATGCATATACACCGTTTGGATATTCTGGTGTGATTGCAAAACGACCATTATGTTCATCCAAATCACCACTACCTTGAACATAAGTATAATCCTCTACAAAAAATCCAGCTGGGTATTGTGTAATATTTGGACCATCTACTCTTGCACCAGAAATTCTTACATAACTTGGTTGTAGATATTTTAATAATCCTGTTCCATTAGCGTTTGCATATGCATATGGTCCGTAAATAGGACTTCCGTCATAAGCATATCCAACGATTGGAGAATGCTGAACACCAGTATCATCTAAGAAAGTTCTTAAATTTCTTGGAACATAGTAATTTACATAGGGATTACCAAATTTAGAATTTCTTACTGTTTCGTAATAACCATCATCAGGACTGACATCGCCAATATTTGCACATCTCTCAACTTGATTGACTGTCCATTCTTTTAGGTTTGATGAAAATATTGCACCTTCTCCAGGAGTGGATGCGGTAATTGTTGTACCACTTTCAGTGTATCCTATACCAGAATCGATAATATCAATACTGATGATTTGACCATTTAGAACATTTGCTTTTGCTTTTGCACCAACACCATCGCCAGTAATAATAATATCTGGAGTACTGAAGTAGTTTGATCCACCACTCTTAATGATGACAGATTCTAATTTTCCATTAGCAATAAATGGTCTTAACGAAGCGTTAGAACCTTCAATAATTCTAATTTCTGGTCTATAGTTATCATTAATAATTGTAGAACCAAAATCACTTCCAGAATCTTTTACATGAATTGCTATTACTGATCCTCTAACGATTGGAGTAGCAGTAGCATTTGAAGTTGTTATTCCCTGAGAACCATTTAAAGTAACAGTAATTGGGGGATAATTAAAAATATGATATCCAGAACCAACACTAGTCAATCCAACATAATTTGTTAGACTAGTAGAAATTGATACTCTAAATTGATTTTCATTAATCTTTATTGCATAATATTTTGCAGTCGTGCTTAAACCACCAACTGCTAATCCAGTTGTTGAGTATTTTAGTTCTTCACCAGAATTATATCCATGATTTTTGATTGTGATAGTATCTGTGTATACATTGATACCAATAGGTGTCGTCGTATTTTCTCTACTGTAGAAAGTTCCATTTTCAATAACATATACTTTATCTACTTTTAATCTTCTTTCTTTACTATAGAAGGCATGATATCCTTCACCATTAGAAGTAATATCAAGAGTTGCAATACCTACAAGTGCTTCCTGCCTTGTTTGTGCTAAAGAAATAGTATAATCGTTATTTTTAATTACAAAGTAAGAAGATCCATTGATCAACGTTCCTGGAGTTGTTCCAATACCGATTGGAGTTGTTCCACGAGTATCATAAATGATTTCTTCACCATGCTTAAATCCATGTGCTTCTGGGAAGGTAATTTTGTTGATAACAGTATCTACAATACCTCCAGTACTTGTACTATCAAAGTCCACTTGATGTGGAACCAATTTCATTTTTGCCTCTGCAGTAGCAGATCCGTTTCCACCAGAAATGTAAACACTAGGTGCAGAAATATAATCTAATCCTTCAGTATCAACAAGAATTTCTTCTATAGTTCCAGTCACATGTGCTACAACAGATGCACCTACCCCAGTATGTCCGTCTTGATAAACTGAAAGTCTTGGGGGATTTATTACATCAAAATTAGATCCCTCATTAAGCACACTAACAGATTGAATTGGACCATAGTAAACTTTGTCTGTAGATTTGTATGAGTAAATTTCTACGCCATTAACAAATAATCCAACTCCACCTTGGATAGTCTCACATTTAGTCTCACTAAACTCAGGAACTGGAAACTTTCTTAATAACTTTTGTGCTCCTATTGTAGAGAATCCAACATTATATGGAGTTAATGTATGTGTAGTAATTCCAGATAAATCACTTGATGCAAATACTGTAATATATTGACCTCTACGAGCATTCTCTAGTGAATATGCAAGTGATAATGTATTATCATCAATTTTACGAATATAATATGATTGATTAGTGCTTAAACCAGATACAGAACTATTTGTGCTTGATGGTTTATATACCACAAGTTCGCCATCATTAAAGTGATGATCTGTAATTGAAATCTGGGTATTTGTTACAATACCAGATGTTGTGAAAGATCTAATTCTCTTTTGAGGATTTATATCCCAGTGTGGAAGACTATTTGATGCAACATAAACATCTGTTCCAGATGAATATGTATTTTGAACATCTGCAGTATAGTCTTTGTTTGTCTTTAATTGCCTTCTTATAAAATAGTTTTTAGATAAATCTAAAGAAGCACAATTAACTTGTACAACTTTATCATTAATTATTTGTAATAGAGATCCAATTATAGTATTATTATCTTCATCTACAATTTCTAATGTATCACCAATGTATAAGACGTGATCAATAAAGAATTTAAATTCATATGCATTTGATCCCAATGAAGTAATTGTATCAATATTATATTTTGTTGGAGTATTATAGATCCAAGAAGTAAATCTAATATCCTTTTGCTCAATGCCTAAGGTTGATACCTTAATATCGCTTCCTTCTTGCTGATTTAATCCACCTCCAACAAAATTGTTAATTGAACCAACAACATTCAGATAAACTGGATTATCAAGATCCCCATTTTCATAGGAATATGCTTGAAGTCCAGCAGCAAAAACTGTAGATCCTATACCTACAGTAGTTGTAATTCCAGAAACACCAAGAAACTGAGTATAATTCTTATCTGTGTATGAAAGTTGAATATTTTCATATCCCAAGTCACCAGTTTTAGCAAATCCAACAGTGCTATCTACATTGATAATTGTAGATCCAGCACCAGAAGTTTTTGTAACAATGGTCTTTCCTACTTGAAGAAATTTGCCAATTGTAGTTCCCTTTGAAATAGCAATCTTATAGTAAGTGCTACCATCAATTAGTGCTTTCTCGACATTATAAACAGATCCACTAGTCTGTAATGGCGTGGTATCTTGAAATAATGTTTGACCTTCAATTTTTGTTGGATCACCACTAATTACTTCACATACCAATACGTCATTTTTAATATAATCTGCATCAGATGGTTTTATAACAAATTGTTGTGGTTGAACCATTTCAACCTCTTGTGCATACAATGCCTTAAAGAGGATTTTAAATGCTTCTTCAGTTCCTTTTGACTTATAGAAATCTTTTGCCTGCCTAATAAAGTTACTTTCGTTTAGATCTCCATATAAACCCCTATCTTCAAATCCTGGAAGAACTAAAGTTTTTAATTTTGTTAGAAACTCATTCAGAAAAATATTACTTAGATTTTCAACCTTTGCATTAGATGCATGAGTTGAAATTCCACTTGAAGTGAAAGTTAGATATTCTGGTTGATTTGTTTTAGTGTTCTTTTCAATTCCACTAAATCCACGAATACATCCATTAAATGATGTTGATCCAATACCAGTATAAGTGATAATTTCATCATTGATTTTTAATAGACCCCACTGTGCTGGCCAACCATTTGTAGATTGAACATAGATGGTTTCATCAACACCACTAACATAAGAAGTTAATGATGTAAACCCAATTAAATTTCTTGAATTTAGATAGTCTAATCCCTTATACTCAACTAAATTGTCAGCAATATCAACAGGACCTCCCTGATACTCCTGAGAGTAATAGTATTGTTTTAAAAATTCGCCAAAATATGGATTTTCAGCGTCAATATATTCAGGGATTTGACTCTGAATAATCTCATTAATTTTGACTTTGGATAGGGAGGTTTCTATCATGTGTTATCTTGTTTTCTTACCGTTTTGATAGCTTGACTGAATATCAAATCTAGTTCCAGAAGTATTTGCACCAGAAGAAATGCTATCCTGCTTCATATAGAAATTACTCTTAGCAACATCTAGTTGTAGGTATAATTCCTTTCTAGCTAAAACATCATTTGACAGTGGGACTGCCTGAACTTCAATAATATTTTCTGGTAAACTCGTTGATGTAATATTTACAGTATCTATAAGGATTTCACCAGTACTATAATTGACTGTTCCAAATTTAGTAGATAAAATATTGACATCATCGTCAGATACAACTTGAAATAAGAAAAGATTACCAATATCTGAATTGTTTACAACTTCATCCGAGAAGTAACATGTACCTTCAACACCAAAAATACTAAATCCAGTGGTTTTTATATTATAATTCTTTTTACCAGCATAAAATTCATTATCAAAGCATAATTCATACTGTGCTGGTTTTTTTATTGCAGCAACTAAGTCTCTTCTAATTCTTACATTAGTAATATTTGATGTAATTGCAGTATTTACATTATCAATTAAAGAACAAATTTTGCTATACTTAAATCTTCCCCCAAATTGGTTCATTTCTGCACTTTTAGCATAAGATGTAACAGAAGAAATAACATCAGTCCTCAAATTGTTTGAATCACCGACCAAATTTGTATTATAGTAAATATAACTATCAATTTCAACGTAAAGATACTTCAAATCTTGAAATTGAGGAACAATTCCAGCAACTGAGTAATTTTTTAATGATTGTAAAAGTTGTTTTTTTGTGAATTCTGATAAAAATGATCCATTTCTTGGTTTAGCTGCGATAAAAACTCTTCCATATTGAGGTGGATCTAGATCTTCACCCCCATAAGCACTAATACTTTCGATATTTGGGTATAGAGTTGGTAAAATCGCTTCATAATCACTTGCTGTTACCGCTCTATGTTGCGATGAATATAGTCTAGGTGCATAATACTTAACACTTTCAACAGGTTCTATCTCATCACCATTCTCAGATGGAATTTTTGTTGATAAATCTGCTGAAAATGATGTTATATTTGCATTGTTCTCATCAAAAATTGTTCCAGCAAATCTAAAATCGGATACTCCATTGCCACCTTTACCATTTGTCTTAATATACGATGCAGTAACTACGTTTCCTGACTGCAATTTTTTGCCAAAAACACCATCACCAAACAAAATTTCATATTTTTCGTCCGTAGTTTCCTGAATTAGGTAAATATTTGATGTAGAAGTAATCCCAAGAATGTTATCTACTAGTTTATATTCAGTGTAGGTAGTATCTGTTGAAGTATTTTTTACTCTTATACGCAAAGTTGACGTATCAACACCATCGTTCGGGATGATATACCGTTGATTTGGTTGAGAATTATTGACTGTCCATGAATTTTCAAGATATTGACCTTGATATATTTCTAAAGTACCAAAAGAAGAACCATTTTTTGCTGCTACAGTTACTTTTTCTGGTAAAGAAAAAATAAAATTAACATCAGAAACACTTCCATTTGCCACAACGCCTGGTTGAAATGAAATTGTATCCGTTGTTGTTGAAATTCCACTTACAAAAAAGTCTACACTCGCTTTTGCAGCACGTTTTGATCGTGGAACATATCCAATGTTACGTGCAAGTGACACAACATTTTCACGTAACGTAGCAGAATCAATAAATGTTTCATTTACCACCATGTTTGTGTTGTAGGCGGTAATATACGAGTTGTATGCAAGTAGATTTATAATGACTGAGAGGTTAGATCCTTCAAAGTCATAGTCTGTAAAATCAGTATTTGCTCTTAAATAATCTTTAATTGAGGTTTTTATGTCCTCAAAATTTAAATTTGTGAACTGTGTTAGTGCCATTATAGTCTAGTTGGTTCTAAAATGAATGTAATTGTTTGTGTGGGCGTTGATAAACCAACTATGTCATAAGATAATGTGATTTCTAAAGCATTATTATCAGGATCTGAATCAACCTCAACGCTTTTTAAACTAACTCTTGGTTCAAAATTTGTTATAACAGTTTCTATTTCAGTCTTTATTGGGTCTGTAAAATCAGTAGTTGCTAATTCAAATAATGCCCCACTAATTCTAGTTCCAATTAGATTACTAAAAAATACCTCTCCAACTTTAATTCTTATCAGATTTTGAAC